TCAAACAAAATTCGCACAGATTTGTGCATAACCCCCCTTTTTTTGTGGGATTTTAGAAGGAGTTAATACGAATATGAAAAAGATGAAAAAAGTTTCGATAAAAGAACTGTCGAAAACATTTAAAAGCATAGATAATGCTGAAGTAAAAGAGTTAGGATTGTCTTTAATCAACGAGTTAGAGTTTATGAGTACCACCTTGATTAATCTAAAGAAAGAAATCGAAGAAAAAGGTGTTGTAGTGGTTATGCCACAAGGAAAGTATGACATTGAGAGAGCTAATCCTGCTATTGCTTCATACAATACTATGGTTAAGAATTACAATTCAACAATTAAGCAACTTTATGAGTTGTTAAACAGTAATACTGTAATTGAATCAACTGATAACTTCGAAGATGATGATTTGAGTTGATAATATGACATATATTGAAGAGTATTACAACTGGATATTAAAAAATCCAAATAAGGTATGTAATAAAGTTCGTAAGGTATATGAAAAATTAGTAAATGAGTTAAAGGTACAAAGAGAAGTATCTTTTTTTAATACATTTACAGGTGAAAATGAAACTCATGTTTATTCGTTTGATTTAGCAAAAAGTATGAAGCCAATCAACTTCATAGAAAAGTATTGCAAACAATCTAAAGGTAAATGGAATGGTAAACCATTAAAACTAGAGCTATTTCAAAAAGCATATCTACAAGCATTGTTTGGATTTGTAGATGAAAAAGGAAATAGAAAGTACAGGAAAGCAATATTCTTTGTAGGTAGAAAAAATGGTAAATCAGTATTAGATAGTGGTATTGCAAACTTTATGCTAACTAAAGATGGTGAAGGTGGAGCTGAAATATACAGTATTGCTACCAAAAAAGAACAAGCAAAAATAGTATGGGATGAAGCAAAGAGAATGATCCAAAAAAGTCCTATACTTAAAAAACGAATTAGATGTCTAATAGGTGGAATATATTATGATGCAACTGATTCATATTTTAGAGCATTAGCTAGTGATAGTAATTCATTAGATGGTTTGAATAGTCATTTAGTAATTGCTGATGAAGTTCATGCTTGGAAAGATAAAAACCTATTAGATGTAATGTATGACTCAATGAGTGCAAGAGAGCAACCATTATTGCTTGAAACAAGTACAATGGGAACAGTAAGACAAAATGTATTTGATAACGAATACGATTATGCAGCACAAGTAATTGATGGAACAGTACCAGATGAAACATTATTACCAATCATTTATGAATTAGATGATGAAAAAGAATGGACTAATGAAGAATGTTGGTATAAAGCAAATCCTGCACTAGGAGTAATTAAATCATTAAAAGATTTAAGAGATAAAGTAGAAAGAGCTAAAAACAATCCTATTGAGTTAGTTAATCTACTTTGTAAAGACTTCAATGTAAGACAAAATTCAATGAATGTTTGGTTATCATTTGAAGATTTAAACAATGAAGAAATATATAACGAATGGAAAGATAGTTATTGTATAGGTGGATGTGATTTATCTAGTACAACTGACTTAACTTGTGCAACCTTGCTAGGAGTAGTTAAAGGTAAGATACGAGTTAAGCAAATGTATTGGATTCCTACTAATTACCTAGAAAAGAAGATAACTGAAGATAAGATACCATATGATAAATGGCTTAAAGCTGGATGGTTAAGACTTTCTGGAGATAGCAAGATAGATTATCACGATATAACAACTTGGTATTTAGAGGAAGTACAGAACAATGATTTAAGACCATTATGGATAGGATATGACTCCTGGAATGCTCAATTTTGGTGTGATGAAATGAAAGAGCAAGGATTCGATATGGTAGAGGTAAGGCAAGGTTATAAAACTGAATCAGCACCTCTAAAGCAAATGAAAGCTGATTTAATGGATAAGAAGATCAATTACAATAATAATCCAATACTAAAGTGGAACTTATCCAATGTAGCAGTAAAGACTGATGATAATGGGAACATTATGATAACGAAGGAGAAATCAAGACAAAGAATAGATGGTGTAGCTTCTTTAATGGATGCATATGTAATATTTGTAAACCAAAGAAGTGAATACCTTAATTACATAAATGAGGAGGTTTAGAAATGGATGTTAGAAGTTGGATAGGCAACATATTTGGTAATAAGAACACATCACCACAACATAATGCTGAAACATTAGAGATAGTGGAAGGACAAAAAGCAGTATTTACACCATACAAAGGTGATTTCCATGAAGATATTGATGTATTAGCTTGTGTTGATGCAATAGCAAGGAATGGAGCAAAGATGCATCCTAGACACATTAGAAACTTCAAAAAAGATGGAGTAATGCAATTAGAGAATGTTAAAGGTAATCTTTATACAATACTTGCTAAAAAGCCAAATGAATTACAAAATGCTTATCAGTTCTATTATCAAGTTATAGCAAATTTGGAGCTTTACAATAATGCATTTATTTATATGCAACGAGATGAAAATATGGAGATAACAGGATTATATCCATTAGATTATAGTGAAGTAAAACTTTGGGAATATGATAAACAAATATTCGTTCAGTTCAAGTTTGGTAGAAGTAAAGAAAGATATGTACCATATAATGATTGCATTCACTTAACAAGAATGGTATCAAAAGATGGAATGTTTGGTGGTAGTACATTACCAGTTAGAAAAGTATTAGATATTAAGCATGTATTAGATGAAGGAATAGCAAATGCTATTAAAACTACTCAATCTATTAAAGGTATTCTTAAATCTACTAAAGCTATGTTAAAGCCAGAAGATGTTAAGAAGATGAGAGATCAATTTGTTAATGACTTTGTATCTAATAGTAATAAATCTGGAATAGGTGGTTTAGATGCTACTACTGACTTTACACCAGTTAAGATTGATCCTATAACTGCTGATAAATCACAAATAGAATTATTCGATAAAAAAATACTTGCTTATTATGGAGTAAGTGAAAAGATAATACAAAGTAATTATAGTGAAGATGAATGGAATGCTTTTTATGAATCAGTATTAGAGCCAATAGGACTACAAATGAGTTTAGAGTTCAGTAATAAGATATTTACTGCTACACAAAAAGCATTTGGTAATGAAATCTTATTTGAAAGCAATAGATTACAGTATTCAAGTAATAAAACTAAAATTGAGTTATTAAGATATGCAAATAATATAATGACTATCAATGAATTAAGAGAAGTATTTAACCTAGCACCTAGAGAAGATGGAGATGTAATAATGCAAGACCTTAACCACATAGATAGTAGTATTGCAAATGATTATCAAGGAGGTAATGAAAATGAAGGAAATTAGAAAGTTAGATATGCAGTTTAGAACTGAAGATACTAATGATGGCAAAATGGAAATTAAAGGATATGCAGTAGTATTCAATAGTCCAGAAACTTATTGGGGATATACAGAAGTAATTGATCCTAGAGCATTAGATGAAGCTGATATGAGTGATGTAGTATTGAGATATAACCATAATGATAGTTTTATGGTATTAGCAAGAACTAGAAATAACTCATTAAAGCTAGAAACTGATAATACAGGATTAATGATAGATGCTACTCTTCAAAATGATATTACTGAACATAGAGATATATTTAATGCTATTAAGAGCCAATTAATAGATAAACAAAGTTTTGCATTCACAGTAGAAGAAGATGAGTATGACTATGATACAGATACTAGAACTATTACAAAGATAGGTAAGTTATTTGATGTATCAGTAGTAGATCAACCATTTTACAATGGAACTGATGTTAGTGTTGCTAGAAAAGAAAGTAATGACTTCCTAGAAAGAAGAGAAGAGTTAAGAAAACAACACGAACTAGAAATGCAAAAAGATAAGTTAGAAGCTAGAAAAAAAGAAATATTAGCTAAATTAGGTTAAACAATGAATAAAAGAAAGTTGGAATGGCTTTCTTTTTGTTTTGCTGGAATGGTGAAACTAAATTGTATTAATAAATCCTGGAATAGGAATAATGGTAGTTATACCTAAATAACAAATAAATAAGGAGGACTTATGTCAAGAAAAGAAGAGATAGAAGCTAGAAAACTTGAATTAAGAGATGAAATTGAAGCAGTAGAAAACAATGAAGAAGCTGCTGAAAAATTAGAAGAACTTAATAATGAAGTTGAAGCTCTAAATGAAGAAGAACAAGAAATAAAAGAACATGAAGAAGGAGAAAAAAAAGCTGAAGAACTTGAACAAAAAAAGTTCATAGCTAAAGAAGTTATCAAGGAGGAAAGAAAAATTATGGATAACAAAGAAATAAGAAACTCAAAAGAGTATATTAATGCTTATGCTGAATATCTAAAAAATAGCGATGATACAGAATGCAGAGCATTATTAACTACTGGTGTTAATGGAACAGTAGAAGTGCCAGATATGGTATATGACATCATTAAAACTGCTTGGGCAAGAGAAGGATTAATGAGTAGAGTTAGAACTATATCAGTTAAAGGAAATTTCAAAGTTCAATTCGAAGTTTCAGGAACTGATGCAGTAATTCATACTGAAGGAGCTAGTGCAATCACAGAAGAAGAGCTAATCCTTGGTATAGTAACAATAGTGCCATCTAGTATAAAGAAATTTTTGTCAATTTCTGATGAAGTATTAGATATGAGAGGAGAGGCATTCCTAAATTATGTTTATGATGAATTAACATATAGAATTGCTAAAAAATGTGCTGATACATTAGTTGGTAAGATTGCAGCACTACCTACATCATTATCTGCTAATGGTGAAGGAATATATGACACTGTTAGTGCTAACAAAATTAAAAAAGCACCATCTATTGCATTACCTGCTGAAGCAGTAGCTAATTTAAGTGATGAAACAAATATAATCACTGCAGTTATGAATAAATTAACTTATGCTGAATTTATAGATAAAAAATTAGCAGCTAATTATCCATCTGATCCATTTGAAGGAATGACAGTTGTATTCAACAATACATTACCTGCTTATAGTGCAGCTAGTGAAAATGATGTATATATGATTGTTGGTGATTTCGACCATGGAGCTTTAGCTAACTATCCAGAAGGAGAAGGAATAGCTATTAAGTATGATGATAAGACACTTATGACTCAAGACCTAGTAAGAATCCTAGGAAGAAGATATGTAGGTGTTGAAGCAGTAGCTGACAAATCATTTGTTAATATCACTAAACCATCATCAGTTTAGTAGAAAGAAGGTAAACCTATGTTAGAAGAAATAAAGAAAATACAGGGTATTAATCATACTGAATTTGATACTATGATTAACACTTGGATAGCAGCAGCTAAACAAGATTTGATTAACATAGGTATTGATAGCACAATAGTGAATGATGCAACTGATTCACTAATACAAAGTGCAATAATAGAGTTTGTATTAAGTCAATTAGATGTAGTTAATGCTGAACTATATGCAAATAGTTATGCTTTACTAAAGGACACTTTAAGACATGTAGGAGCATACAATGGAGTATAGTGAGATAATTTACTTAATCAACAATGAATTAAAAGAGGATGAGATAGGTAATATCAATTCCTCTTTTGATTTGTATAACAAATGTTATGCTAAAAAACAAAGTGTTAGATCAAGTGAGTTTTATAATGCCACTATGGTAGGTATGAATCCTAGTGTTGAGTTTGTAATCAAAAAGTTAAATTATTCTGGTGAAAGTGAACTTTTATGGAATGATGAACGATATGAAGTATTAAGAGTGGTAGAGCCAAAAAACAAGTTCGATATAGTGTTAGTATGTAGTAAAAAAATAGGTGTTTATGGCAACAGTTGATTTTAGTGAAATAACATCAATACTTGGTGGATATTCAAGTTCATTAGATAGTGCAATAAAGGAAGTTGCTGAAGATGTAGCAAGAGATGCAGTTAAGAAGGTAAAAGAAGCATCTCCAGTTGGTAAAAAAAATACTACTCATAAAGGTAGATATAAAAAAGGTTGGAGAATGAAAGTTGAAAAAGGATTTGGCACAATAGAAGCCAATATCTACAACGAAACTGATTATCAATTAACACATTTACTAGAAAGACCACATATAGGTAAAAACCAATATGGTACTTGGGGAACTGTATATCCAAAGAGTGCAGGACATATATCAAAAGTCCAGGATGATGCTAATTTATTTTTTGAAACTGAAGTAGAAAGTAGGATAAGAAATGGATTGTAAGTATATTTATGATTTATTAAAAACTTTAAAAATACCTGTTGCATATGACCACTTTGATTCGAATAAAAATGTGAATCCACCACTAATAGTATATAGAGAGCAAAATCAAGACACTTTTAAGGGAGATAATAAAACATACTTTAGAGGACATAACTTTGAAATAGAATTAGCTACAATTAAAAAAGAGCCACAACTTGAAGCTCAAATAGAAACTCTATTAACAAATAATAATATTCCATATGATGTTGCTAGTGAAGTATGGGATGACAATGAAAAAATATATCATTATTTTTATGAAATATAGGAGGTTAAATAATGGCAAACAAAGTACAATTTGGATTATGTGATGTTCATTTTGCAAAAATCACAGTACAAAATGATGGAACTTTCTCTTATGGAACTGTTAAAGCAATTCCAGGAGCAGTAAGTTTATCAATGGATGCTAGTGGAGATCAAGCAGATTTTGCTGCTGATAACAATGCTAGATACTTTACTGATTATGCTAACAATGGTTATACAGGAACCCTTGAAATGGCAAAATTAACTGATGATTTTAGAAAAGACATCCTAGGACAAATCATTGATACAAATGGAGCAATCCTAGAAAGTGGAGATGACAAATTAAGTGCATTTGCACTTGGATTTAGAATTGATGGTGATGAATCTAATACTAAATTCTGGTATTACAATGTAATGGCTTCAAGACCAGCACAAGCATCATCAACTACTGATACAAGTAGAACTCCACAAACTACTACACTTAATTTAACTGCTATGAGAAGACCAAGTGATAATAGAACTCGTATAGAGATGACTGAAACTAACGATAATAAAACTGCTTATGAAGGTTTCTTTACTAATGTATATGAAGCAAATATCACAACAGTATAATTCGTAGATAGTAAGGAGAGATACTCTTTCGAGTATCTTTTTTTAGTATCTATGAAAGGAGGATAACATGGCTAATAAATTAAAAGGTATAACAATACAAATAGGAGCTGATACTACTCAACTTACTACTGCTTTAAAAGATGTTAATTCAATTATTAGTAAATCTAATAGTGAGTTAAAGGATTTAAACAAAGCATTGAAACTTGATCCTAAAAATACTGAATTATTAGCACAAAAGCAAGAAGTATTAAAAACAAATATTGCAGCATCAACTGAAAGACTAAATCAACTAAAAGAAGCTCAAAGACAAATGGGAAGTTATAGTTCACTTACTGATGAACAAAAAGAGTCATATAGAGCATTAAGTGTTGAAATAACTAAAAGTGAAGATGCAATAAAGAAGATGAATACTGAACTCAAAAACACTTCAAAAGTAGATTTAAGTAAAATGAAAGATGCTTTGAAGAAAGTTGGAGAAGTAGCTGCTGATGTTGCTAAAAAGTTAATTGATGTTACTGCCAAAATAAGTGCAGTAGCAGCAGGAGCATTAACAAGTGTAATAGGATTAGGTGTTAAAAGTTATGCTGAACTAGAAAAGGCACAAAAAGGAGCTGAAAGATTATTTGGTGATTCATTCAGTATTGTAGAACAAAATGCAGCAAGTGCTTATAAGAGTTTAGGACTTTCAGCATCACAATACTATGACCAGGTAAATACTTATGCAGTAGGATTAAAAGAAGCATTAAATGGAGATAGTGAAGCAGCAGCAAAACTATCAAATGACATTTTAGTTGCACAAGCTGATATAGTTGCAGCAACTGGAGCAGATGCTGATGCAGTATCAAATGCTTTTAGTGCAGTAATGAGAGGTAACTTTACCTTAATCGACAATTTAAGATTAGGTATTAAAGGTAGTAAGGAAGGTATGCAAGAAGTCATTGATAAAGTCAATGAATGGAATGCAGCCAATGGTAATGCTACAAACTATGTAATGGGAAATTATGCTGATATGCAAAAAGCATTAGTTGACTATACAAAGATGGTAGGTGTAGCACTTACTGCTCAATCACAAATGGCTACTACAATAGGTGGTAGTGTAACACAATTGAAAGCAGCATTCGATAACTTCTTAAATGGTAGTGGTAGTCCAGAAGCATTAAGTGAAACAATAATGAATACACTTAAAAACATAGCACAAGCTATTAAGAAACTAGCACCTAGTATATTAAGTGGACTTGTATCACTTATAAAGGATTTACTTCCACAAGTAGTGCAATTAATTATGGATTTACTTCCACAATTAGCACAAGCATTAACTGATCTAATTGATAGCTTATTAGATATGGTTACAAATAACCAGGATAAGTTACAACAAACAATAACTGACATAATCAATACAATAGTGTTATTCTTTACTGATAACCTACCTAAAGTGCTAGAAATTGCTATTCAACTTGTAGTAACACTAGCAAAAGGAATTGCAAAAGCAGTTCCAACACTTGTACCTGCAATAGTTGAGTGTTTGGTAACAATGGTACAAACATTAGTTGAGAACTTACCAATGATTATTGATGCAGCAATAGAGCTTATTATGGCTCTAGCTGAAGCATTACTAGATAATTTAGATATAATCCTTATGGCAATAGTTGATGCAATTATAGGAATTATAGAGTGTTTAGATGAAGAGTTACCAAAGATAGAAGATAAGATGCCAGAACTAATCGAAAAGATAGTTCAAACATTAATTAAACTGATTCCAAAATTATTAGAAGCAGTTATTAAGATTATTGAAGCATTATTGAAGTTCATAGTTAATTCTTATTCAAGATGGATAGAAAAAGGTAAGGAAATCATAGGAAACCTTGCACAAGGACTTAAAGATGCTATTCCTAAAGTAATTGATAAGGTAAAAGAACTAATAGGTAAGATTGCTGAAAAAATAGGTGAATTACCTGGTAAAGCATTACAATGGGGAAAAGATATGGTACAAGGATTCATTGATGGTATTAAAAAGATGATTGGTAGTGTAGGAGATGCAGCAAAAGGACTTGCTGATAAAGTTAAAAACTTTTTACACTTCTCAAAGCCAGATACTGGACCATTAAGAGATTATGAAACATGGATGCCAGACTTTGTAGAAGGACTTGCTAAAGGTATAAGACAATCTAGTCATTTACTAGAAGATGCTTCACTAGGACTTGCTGATGATATGAGTAATTCTATATTAGGAAGTACATCAAGAGCATTAAAAGGATTAAATAGTGGAATCCAATCAAGTTTAAATCCTACTATTAATCCAAGTGTAGCTTATGATCTAAATTATCAATTAATGGCTAGTGCTATGAAAGAAGCATTAAATGATATGGATATAGTAATGGATGATAGACAAATGGGAAAATTCATTACAAAGACAGTAAGTGAGGAGGTATATTCGTGAGAAATTATGTAGTAATAAATGGTAGAAGTTCTAAAGAACTAATAGGACTTGCTATCAATGAATTACCACCTATAAGCAAACCATCTTTAAGAACTAGAGTAGAAACAATAGATGGTAGAGATGGAGATATAATTACTGAACTAGGATATAGTGCTTATGATAAAACATTTACAATAGGATTATTTGGAGAAGGATATGACATTAACCAGGTTATATCCTTCTTTAATCAAGAAGGTACAATATCCTTTAGTAATGAAGAAGATAAATATTATAGATTTAAAATGGTAAACCAAATAGACTTTGAAAAATTACTTAAATTTAGAACTGCATCTGTAACAGTACATGTTCAACCTTTTAAATATTCAACAGTAGAGTTTAATAAAAGTTATCCAATAACTAATAGCACTTGTAAGGTAACTAATTTAGGTAATTACAAAAGTAAACCAAAATTCACTATAACAGGTAGTGGAACAATTAATTTAAGTTTAAATGGTGTTCAAGTAATGGTAATAAATCTAGGAGATAGTTCAAGTACAATGATAATTGATACTGAAAAGATGGAAGCATATAACACATCTGGAATACTTAAAAATAGAGATGTTACAGGTAGTTATAATAATCTAGCTTTAAATCCTGGAGCAAATACACTTACATGGACTGGAACAATAACTCAAATAAAAATAGAAAGAGCCAGTAGATGGTTATAAGGAGGGAAATTATGAATTATACAAATCTATTTATGGTAAGAGGTGATTCCTTTGGATTTGACCTTGAAGTTGTTGGAGTTAATACTGATTTAGATGAAGCATATTTCAGTTGTAGAGAAGATGTTGAAACTGAAGAAGTACAATATATATTCCAAAAATCAATAGGTGATGGAATCACTAAAGTAAAATCAACAGAAGATTCAATAATATATCATTTTGAACTTGCTCCAGAAGATACTGATGAAGTTGAAATTGGAAATTATTATTATGATGTTCAAATTAATAAGGATGGAAATGTGTTTACACCTTTAATAGGAAGATTAAAAATATCTTATGATGTAACTAGACCAGAAGAAAGTAGTGTTTAGGAGGTATATATGGCAAATTGTAATTATAAAGTAGATATTAAAAATATCCAGGATAAATATACTTTCAAAATCTTTGGTTGCAAAGGTGAAAAAGGTGATCCTGGAGATGTTAATGATGTAACTTTAAATGGAACATCAGTAGTAAATGAAAGTGGAGTAGCAGTTCTTCAAAATATAGAACAAACTACAAATAAAACTACTACAATTTCATCAGCATCAACTGATACTGAATATCCAAGCGCAAAAGCAGTATATGAACAAGTAGAAAAGAAAACAAATAAGATATATTCAGTAATAAGAAAAACTGATACAAGTGAAGTTACATATATGAGATTTGACGACAATGTAGGAATGGTTGCAAATGCTACTAAAGATGGTAGTGAAGTATTAAATATGTTCGACTTTGTTAAACCTTGGAGTGATATAAAACTATGTAATCAAAATCCTACTACTAAAGAAATAACTGCTTGGTATGGTGATGATAATTTTAAGTTTGATGGAACTAATGGAAATGTAATGGTACATATTCCAGGATTTTATTATTATCAAGGGCAAATTGATTTAGCAGGAACATCATTTGATAAGATTTCAATAAGTGATGGTGAATTTGAAGGAGCATCATATAGTCCAGAATTTTATATAGCTGCTAAAAATACTTCAGTAGTTGATAATAAACCAGTATCTTATAGTGGACTAGGACCAGAAGTTAATAGAAATATTACTTCGTTTAGAACTTTATATACTAATAATGGTTATTCACCACTAGATTATAGATACTTCTTAATTCAATTACTTTATTTAGTAGAATATGCAAGTAACTACACTCAAAGTGTATTAGGAAATGGTATTACAGGAGTTAGATATAATGCAAATACTAAATCATTATTAGCTGAAAGCAATACTAACAGAGCAGTAATACCTACTGATACTAACTTTGTGGTAGGTAACACAATATGTATTGGAACATCACAAGGAAATATGAGTATAGCAAAATATAGAACTATAACTGCTATTAATTCATATTCAAGTGGTGGAGTAACAGGTACTGAATTAGTATTTGATGGCGATCCAGTAAATATTGCAATAGATAACTGGGTTGGATGTGTAGGACAGTTAAGTGGACAATGTGATGCACTTGGAAACAGAAGTGGAAGTATAACTAACGATAGTAAACATGCTATGAGCTATAGAGGAATAGAGAACTGGTTTGGTAATGTATGGCAATTCGTAGATGGAATCAATATTAAAGATAATAAAGCATATATTTGTACTAAACCATCAAGCTATGAAGTTGATAAATTTGATGGTGATTATCATGCTTTAAGTTATACAAATGCTAATGCAAATAACTATGCTAAAGTTCTAGGATATGATAGCAATTATCCATTTGCTAGATTTCCTATTAGTGTTGTTGCTTCAGCAACATCTACTTACTATACTGATTACTATTACCAGAATACTGGTAATAGGATTGCTCTTGTGGGTGGTTACTTCTACGATGGCGCTAGCGCTGGTGCCTTCTCTTGGAATCTCAGCGGTAGTTCGAGCCTTTCTCTCATCCACTTTGGCTCTCGCTTTCTTTACATACCCTAGTTTGAGGGGTTGTTAGGGGAACAACCTCCCCTAACATTAAAATCAAACATTAAATAATAATATAGGGATTTGATGTGCAGGGAGCTTATGCACGAGTAGTTTTTATTGCTCATGTGGGTGGTAACTTCAACAATGGCACTAACACTGGTGCCTTCTATTGGAATCTCAACAATAGTTCGAGCAATTCTAACATCAACATTGGCTCTCGCTTAACTTTGTAAAACAAATCTATGCACATCATCTTCCTTGCCTCTTGGCAAAAATTAAGTCGATAACTAGGGCAAATTAGTAGTGAAAACGAAAAGTTGTTAGACATAACAAAGATAGGTAATAATATGAAAAGATATAAAGATATTTATAGTAAAATAACTGACTTAAATAATATAGAATTAGCAATATTTAAAGCTAGTAAAGGTAAAACTAAAAGAAGCAATGTTAAGAAAATATTAGAAAGACCAGAATATTATGCTTTTGAATTAAGAGAAATGTTAATTAATAAAACCTATAAACCTAGTAAAAGTAATGATGTAAAGATATATGATGGAGCTAGAAAGAAAGAGAGAATAATAAGCAAACCTAGATTTTATCCAGATCAATGTGTTCATTGGGCAATTATGCTACAAATAGAGCCATTGCTTCATAAGAGAATGTATCATTGGTGTTGTGCATCTATCAAAAATAGAGGAATACATTATGCAGGTAAGAAAGTTAAGAAATCATTAATTAATGATAAATTTCATACCAAATACTGTGTTCAAATGGATGTACATCATTTTTATCAAAGTATTAATCAAGATATTCTAATTAAAACACTTGAAAGAATATTTAAGGATAAAGACTTAATATGGTTATTAAGTGAGATTATTAAATCATATGATGAAGGTTTACCTATTGGATTTTATACTAGCCAATGGTTAGCAAATCTTTATTTACTAGAACTAGATAATTACATCAAGCACGAATTAAAAATAAAACATTATATACGATATATGGATGATATTTTAATGTTTGGCAGTAACAAAAGAAAACTACATAAAGCCATGAAATATATAGAAGAGTATTTGAATACAAAATTAGATTTAAAATTAAAACCTAATTATCAATTATATTTAACTGATTCAAGACCTGTTGACTTTTTAGGATATAGGTTTTGTAGAGGCTATACCACCTTACGAAGTTCTAACTTTTTAAGGATTAAAAGAAGGATTAAAAAGATATACAAGAAAGGTGAAATTAGTTTACATGATGCTTATTCTGTAATTAGTTATAATGGCTGGGTAGTTCATTCTAATTGCTATACATTCTTTAATAAATACATAAAACCATATATCAGTATAGAAGATTGTAAAAATATAATAAGAAACGAAAATAGGAGGATGGCATGATTAAATTATTTAATGCAACTGATACTTTATACTCCAGTAATGGTGATAAAGTTATCATTCCTACTAAAGCAATAATTCACAAAGAAGATAATGGAGCATTCTATTTACAAATGGAATGCTCTTTAAATTATATAGAAGATTTACAACCTAATAAGTTGTTAGTAGCTCCAACTCCACAAGGAGAACAGGCATTTAGAATACAAAATATAGATAAAAGAAATGATAAGTTAGTTCTTAAAGCTCAACATGTATTCTTTGATAGTATGAACTATGTAATCCAGGATAGTTATGTAGTAGATAAAACTTGTAATGATGCACTAGATCATTTGAATAATGCTACTGACAATCCTAGCCCATTTACTACAAGCTCAAATGTAGTGATGATTGCTAGTTATAGATGTGTAAGGAAATCTTTATATGAAGCAATACAAGTTATCCTAGAAAGATGGGGAGGACACCTAGTAAGAAATAACTTCTCATTGTCTATTAATAATTTGATAGGGCAAGATAATGGAGTAGAACTTCGATATGGTAAGAATATCAAAAATATAACTGCTTCTTATGATTGGAATAGTGTATGTACTAAATTATTACCAGTAGGAAAAGATGGATTACTTTTAGATAGCATATACATAACAAGCAGTACACAGTACGATATTCCATATACAAAAGTAGTATCATTTCAGCAAGATAATGTTGAAGAAGATAATTTTAGAGATGAAGATGGAAATCTTGATGAAGAAGCATATCATAATGCTTTAATAAATGACTTAATAAGTAAAGGTAACTCATATTTGAACAATAATGCAGTTCCAAAGGTAAATTATACTTTAAGTGCTAATCTCGAAAAATTAAGTGATATTGGTGATCTAATTAAGGTATATGATGAAAGACTTGGAATAGAGCTATTAACTAATGTAATATCTTTTGATTATGATTGCTTACTAGGACAATATATAGAAGTTCAGTTTGGTAACTTCCAGAACTCATTATCTAACTTAATAAGTACAGTAAATAGTGAATCAACACAAATTGCTGAAGAACAAGCATATAAAGTACAAGTAACTTTAAGTGATGAATTAAAAGAAGCTACTGATACAATCTGGGGAGTGTTAGGTAACTCTTATGTAATTGTAGAAGGAGATAAAATTCTAGTTGTTGATACTCTTCCAAAAGAAAATGCAACTAATGTAATTATGATTAATGCTGGTGGTATAGCATTTGGTAACAATGGTATTAATGGCACATTCTCAAGTGTTTGGGATATTAATAACACTCTAAACCTTGAAAACATAAATGTCATTGGACTTTCAGCAGACCTTATCAAGTCAGGAACTTTAAAGCTAGGAAATCAATTAAATCAAAATGGAATATTAGAAGTATATGATGATGCAAATAACTTAATAGCAACTATGGATAAAGATGGATTAAGAATGAATGCATTAGATGGTGGTTATATCAAAATTAATACAACAGTAGGATTTAGTGGATATGATAAAAATGATAATCGTATTTACTGGGTAGATGGTGATTCGTTCCATCAAAGAAAATCAGTTGTAGAAGAAGAAATAACATTAGTTAATAAGATGAGAATACTTCCTATGACTATCTATGATGCAAATCAACAAGTAGTAAATGATGGTATAGGATTTGTATCAGTATTATAGGAGGTATATATGGCAACAATTAATGGAACATGTAGTTTAGGTAGAGGATATTCATTTTATGCATATGTATATGAAACAAGTGTTGATGATGTTAATAACCAATCAACAGTTAAGTATGAAGTATATGTAAAAAATGGAAATATGAGAACTGAAAGTTCTAACTGGACTTTCAATGCAAAAATAGATGGTAGTAATGTTTACAATGCAACAGGGCAAACACTAGCTACAAATACAGTTGATTTTGGAGCAGCTAAAAAGGTATTTGAAGGAAGCTCTACGGTTACACATAATCAAGATGGAACAAAAACAATAACATTTAGTGCTAAATTATCAAGAAGTTATTATTCAAGTTATGATCCAGGAGAATGTAATCTATCTGGAAGTGTTACATTATCAAATACTAAAAGAAATAGTGTAATGGCATTATCAAGTAATAACTTCAATATTGGAGATATTATTCAAGCAACTATTACTCAATATGTTAATACATATCATCAAAACTTATATATGGTAATAGGTGGTAGTGAAGTATTAATTCAAAGTTCTGCAACAGGTACTATTGATATTGAAACTTACTTATTAAGAAATCAAATATATCAACAAATACCAAATGCTAAATATTATGATAGTGAATTTAGATTAAAGACATATGATAGCAATAATAACTTAATAGGAACTGATACAAAAACATTTAGAGCTAATGTAGTTGATAGTAATCCATTATTTGATATAGCTTATGAAGATACGAATGCAACTACTACTGCAATAACTCAAAACAATCAGCAAATAATCCAGAACAATTCAACATTAAGATTTAAGTTTACTAATGCTTCAGCTCAACATTATGCTTCATTAAGTAGTTATGCAATAACAATTAATGGTGTAACTAGAACAGGAAGTATATCTAGTACAAGTCTTAATGTAGATTGGGGAACACTTAATTTAAGTGATAATACGAATGCAACAGTAAGTGTTACTGATTCGAGAGGATTTACTACTACAAAGACAGTAGCATTAACAATCCTGGAATGGAGTTTACCTACTGCAATAATTTCATTAAATAGACAACAGAACTACTATACCGAAACAGATATTAAAGTAGATGCAAGATATAGTAGTTTAGATAATAAGAATACAATAACAATACAATATCGAATAAAGAAAACAAGTACATCAACCTGGGGAAGCTGGAATAATCTAACAGATAACCAAACAACATCCTTCAATGCTGATAATCAATATTCGTGGGATGTACAAATAAAAGTTCAAGATAGCATAGGTAGTACTACTTACAATGTAGTATTACCAATAGGAATGGCTATCTTTTTTATTGATAGATTATTAAGAAGTGTAGGTGTAAACTGCTTTCCAAAAGAAAGTGAATCATTAGAAGTTAATGGAAATGACATATCTAACACTTATTCAACTACTGAAAAAGCAATAGGTAAGTGGATAGATGGTAGTACGATTTATAGAAAAACACTTAATGTAGGAGCAGTAAGTGCTACACAACAAATACAACACGGAATAAGCAACTTTGATAAATTAATCAAAGTATATGGTGTTGGTGGTGATACAGGAGTTTACGAGCCAATTCCTTATGTACATCCTTCAAGTGCAACTAATCAATGGGGAATTGTTGTAAGTGGAACAATGGTAGTTTTAGCAAAAGGAAGTAATGCTACAAACTTTGATGAATGCTACATAACGCTTGAATATACTAAATCAGTTTAGGAGGTTATATGAAAAACGAAAAAGATTTTGAAAGAGAAGTATTAGAAAGACTTACAAAAATTGAAACTAAACTTGATGACTACAATGGAATAAAGAGTAAAGCTGAAGATGGTTATGTGTTAGCTAAAGAAAATGAAAAGGACATTAGTGAATTAAAAGATAAAATTCAATGGATAACACGAACATTAATAGGAGCAATTATTACTGGAGTCATTACATTATTAGTTGCTTATCTAAAGTTCGTTATCAAAATATAGGAGGTATATATGAAAAAATATTCAAAGGAATGGTGGAAAGAGTGGTTTATTAAATCAAGTATTAGAGCATTATATACATTTGCTGAAGGTTTAATAGGTATGACAGCAGTAGATGGATTCCAATTACTAGAACTAGATTGGATTAAAATACTATTTACTTGTTTAATAATGGCTTTACTATCATATGCTAAAAACTTTGTTGTAGGTTTACCAGAACTAGAGGAGAAGTAATATGGCTGAATATTCAATTTATCCTTTTGAGAATATGAAGATAACTCAAAGACATGATGAAGGAAATCACCTAGCACATTGGTATCCTGCTGCAAATGTAAGTGATAAACCTTGGGATGAAGCAGGAAAAGATAGTGGTAGAGAATACTTTGTACCACAAAATGATTTTAGAGTAGTAGAAATATTAGGATTAGATACATCTAGCACTAAAGGTACAACCAATAGTGTAAGACTTGAATCAGTTAATAAACTAAAGATACCTTATTGTGATGATCCTGTAATCCTAGAGCTAACACTAACACATATGAATGAAGATAACTTAAAGAAAGTTCATCAAGGACAAATAATCCATAAAAATGAAAAAATACTTATGGAAGGTACTGATGGACTATCAACAGGAAATCACATTCACTTTACTGCTAACATAGGTAAATACTATGGCTTTAAAAAAAACAGTAATGGTAAATGGTGTTTTGTATATGAAAAGAGCTTAATTCCACCAGAAGCATTTTATATTGATAAAAAATGCAATAATATAATAAATCCAAAGGGATATACATTTAAGGAGGTACCAGAAATGGAAAAAGTAGGAAATCCAGTTCCTAGAAATACAAAAGTAGATCAAATAGAAGTTAAACCAACTACAACTAATTTAAGAGCTAGAAAAGAGCCAGGAACAAGTGGAGAGGTTTTAGGTTATATAAATGTAGGTATCTATGATATAGAAGATACTGAAGGAGCTAAAGATGGTTATGACTGGTATAAAGTTCAAGGTATGTGGATTGCATATAGTGATGAATGGGAAGTAATCTATCCTAAAGAAGAGCCATCACCAGAAGATATACAAAGAGCATATATGACTAGAATATTAGAACATATGCCAGAATGGTTAGAAAGTGTAATAGAGAAGTAGAGTAATCTACTTCTTTTTTTAGGCACAATTTAGGCATAAAAAATCTATAAATGACATAAAATACAATTAACTACAAATAAATAAAACACAATAAAATCAAGAAAAAGAGAATATAAGCAAATTAAAGAATAAGTGCTTTTTAAATCCCATCATCCGCTCCAATATAAAAAATACCTTGAGAAATCAAGGTTTTTTATTTTTTAGGCACACTTTAGGCACAATAATATGTACTAAATTACAATATAATGTGATATTTTTGCAATTTTTGCATTTTTTTTACAATAAAACGAAAAATAATGTGTATATTTCACATTATTTTTTTTATAAGTTATTTAAAATATCTACAATATCATCTTGTGATTGAGGGAATAAGTGCATATAAGTTCTTTGCATTACATCTACTGTATGCCCCATTCTGGATGACATCATTAAAAAGAATTTAGTGGAATCAGTATTACCTGTCTTTAGGTACTGATTAATTAATAGTGATACATGGCTATGTCTAAATTCGTGTAGTGTTATTTCACGAACTCCAGATAATTCAAAATATTTATGCTTATATCTAGTTATTGTGGTAGGAGCAAGAAATCGTGATCCTCCAAATAGAAACCAATCACTCTTGAAGTCAGTAAATGATTTCATATAAGCTATATATTCATTTAATTGATTATAAAGGGATTTATCCATCTTAATTATTCTATTAAGGTTATTCTTTGTAGAAGTGATGGTATAAGTTCCTTTTATTTTTGTATAAATTGTTTTATTAATGCTGATGGTGTCATTATTAATGTCATCAAAAGTTAAAGCCAAACATTCTCCAATTCTAACTCCAGTAAGATATAAGAACATAAATAGAGTTTTGTAAGTTATATCATCTATGACTGAAATGAACTTTAAATATTCATCATATGTCATATATCTTATCTTTTCAGTAATAACCTTATCTTGCTTTTCTTGATAGTTACCTAATGCTTTATTTAAGTTAGGAAAACCATAATTAGCTGCTCCATAATCCAGGATTAAGTTAAGTACATTGTTAATCTTATTTAGATACCTAGTGCTATAATTCATTTTAAGGCACTTTTCACGAAAGTTTTTAAGTTTAAGTACATTTATACTATTTAAGTCTAAATTGTCAAAATATGGCTTAATATGTTTACCATACACCTCGATATAGGTTTGATAAGTCGATAACTTTCTAATTCTTTTAACTTCATCAAAAAAACATCCAGCTACAACATTGAACTTAACTGAACTTACTTGCTTATGATTTAAAATGTATTTTGCTTCCTCTTGTTTGGCTTCTTGGCTTGTTAAATATCTTTTAGATTTATATCTAACACCATCTATCATTACTTGAAAGAAAAAGCACCTACCATCTTTTGTTTTGTGTGTATCTTTGTAAACCATTATTCCCCTCTATCATCAAAAAAAGCAATATCTATCCAAATAAACAATGGAGTTTCATCACTTTCAACTGTACCATTGTATGGCTGCTTATATTTACCACCTCTAAAATAAGCATCTTGAGATAATCTTAACTTATCTTTATTTTCAAAATAAAATTTAAGTTTTTTATTTAAAGGCATTGTAGTCATTAGATATTCATTATTTTCATAATCAGTAATATAAAAATTAACAACATCATTAGATAATTCTAATCTAACATCTGCATCTTCGTTATTTACTTGATATACTCTTTCATCAAGTTCTTTTATATCACTTGCAGTCATTCCATCATAAGGAACAATATCTTCTAACTTAATACCTTGTTTAACTATTTTATTTAATAAATTCTCGTTATCTGGATAAATACTAAATTCCATTGTTTGTACAGGTATTTTTATTTGTAGTGTAGGTTTAGGTGGCTCTACCTTTTTTGTTTTAAATAAATCAAATAAACTCATATATCCTCCTATAATTTTGCATTTTTTAAATATTTCATATTAATTTCATCAAATACTTCAACTGGATCAAGATGTAATGCTTCACATATCATAATAAATCTTGTAAGTCTTAATCTAGTTCTAGCATTTTCATAATTATGCAGATTCTGTCTAATTATTTTATTTTGCATTCTATTAGATAATTCTTCTAAAGATAATCCTTCCTGTTCTCTATACTTTTTTAAGACTTCTCCAATTACTTTATTTAATTCAGCATCCAAATAATCATTAGTGCTTTTCAAATAAACCAACTCCTTTTACACTTTACAATTATATCACATAAATTAACAAAAAATTAAAAAATGTAAAAATATTTGTTGACAAGATTAATAGGGATGTTATAATTGAGGTGTAAGATGTAACACGAATAAGGGACATCAATAGGAGGTGAAATAGTGAAATATCCTAAATTAAAAGCAAGAAGAGTAGAGTTAGGAATCACTCAAAAAGAAATGGCAGATAGATTAGGAATAACTGCTACAACATATAGCTTTAAAGAAACAGGCAAAAGAGATTTTGCATTAGATGAAATAGCTGCAATACTTAATATTTTAGGTTGTAAATTTGAAGATATTTTTTTAACTAAAATGTCCCATAAATAAAGGACAAAAAATGAGGGAGTTTTGAATGAATAATTTATACATAAGTGCTAAAGAACTACAAGATGTTCTGCACATTAGTTATAAATCAGCATTAGAAATAATTGTTGATGTACGAAAAGAAATGAAGGAGAAAGGATATTTTATACCAAATACCAGAACAAAGTTAGCTTTAACCTGGATGGTAAAAGAAAAAATAGGATTAAAAGAATGATAGAGGAATTAAGAAAAGATTATAAAAAAAGATTAATAAAGAAGGATCAAGAAGAAACAGACAAAATATTTAAAGCAATACATGAACAAGCATATTGGAATAGACAAGAAGAAGAAAACAAAAGAATGATGAACAACATTGAAAGAGAATTAAGCAAACCAACAAAGAAAGACAAAATAAAAGAAGTGCTTCAACACGAATTAGAAATAGCACTTCTATTAGTAATATCTGCACCAGGTTTGATTGCATGGATATTACTTTCATATTGTCTTACTCATTAATGAGTTGACAACTTTAATTATAGCATAAAGAAGGAGAATTAGCAAATGAACGATAAAAAATACTATTGGTTAAAACTCGAAGAAAACTATTTTGATTTAAAAGTCCAGAAGGCATTAAGAAAATTACCTAGTGGAAGTGATATGTTGATTTGCTATTTAAAGATGCAACTTAAATATTTAAACACAGGTGGAATTATAGAGTTTCAAGGTATATATGATGATCTAGCTCAAGAGTTAGCACTAGATATAGATGAAGAAGAAGATTTAGTAAAAATGACATTATCTATCCTAGAAAAATGGAAGGTATTAGAGCCATACGATAATGGAATCTACATTACTGAAATGCAAGAAAGAATAGGCAGCAAAACTGATGTAGCATTAAGGGTTGCAAGACATAGAGAAAGACAAAAAATGTTACATTGTAACACTAATGAAACAAAATGTAACTCAATAAAAGAGATAGAGATAGAGAAAGAGATAGAGAAAGAGATAGATAAAGAGAAAGATAAATATATGTGTGAGTTTGATGAACTTTGGAAACTATATCCTAAAAAGATTGGTAAGAAGGATGCATTAAGACATTACATAAGGAATCGAAAAAATAAAGTACCTTATGAAACTATACTTGATGGACTTAAAAAATATGTTGAATACATTAAAAGCACAAATACACCAACACAGTTTATTAAAGATGGCTCTACTTGGTTTAACCAGGAATGTTGGAATGATGAAAGAGAAGTAGAACATAAAGAAACTGAAGAAGAATGGGAAGCAAGAATGGAGAAAGAGGTAGCTGGAAATGACAGTTAAAGATATTAAGAATTTATTTGATAGGATTAAAAAACACTATAACATGTTTGGCTATGATGATGGAAAGATAGCTGAATGGTACAAGTTTTTAAAAGATTATGATCCTAAAGCAATAAATGATAGTTTTGATAAATACATCCTAGATATACATGATAATCCACCAATGGTTACTAGCTTAACTAGAGGACTTAAAAAGATAGATGAAATTGAAGAAGAAAAATTATATTACATAGTATGTCCTTACTGCAAAGCAAGAGTATTGGTAGGTAATAGTAATTGGAATGATTATGAAATACACCATAGGAAATGTAGCAAGATAGACTTTATAGATAGACAATCAAAAGAAATAAGAGGTGAAGGAATAGATAAAGAACATTATCGAGCAATGAGTGATGATGAGCTGAATGAAAGATACCACAAGATAATGGAGAATTGGATTGATACTCATCCAGATATAGCAGTAAGACCTGGAGATAATGTTAAAGATAAAATGAATAATCTATTCCAGAAACAATGATATTTAAACATATATTTTATGACAATACTAAAGAACTTAAAAACTCAATGGTGAGTTTAAGAACATATAACAAACGAGCATACAAACAATTAATATTTAAAGAACGATTTGAAGAACTAACATTTAAACAATTCGAGGGTAACTTGTATGTAGCTGAATTACTTACAGATGAGTTATTTGAGAAAGTATATGGGAAATGTAAGGTAGTTTGTGAAATTAGAAACGAACAAGCAAAAGTATTATGGCTAGAGCCAAAAGAATTACTAATAGCAGGATTTAGAAGAATCCTAGACACTTACAAAGGAGTTCCATATAGAAACGAACAAGACTTATTCAAAATTAAAGTTGTAGGAGGTATTAAAAATGGCAATAAGAGAAAGAATAAGAAAAACATTTATAGACACAACTGATCTTGATTTAGCACATCAAGAAATTGGTTACTTAAAAGATTTATGTGATAGCAAGGATGATGTAATTGCTTATCAAAAAGAATTAATGAACATACAAGGACAAACAGTAAAAGATATGAGGCAACATATAGACAAGCTAGAAGAACTAAAAAAAGATTTAGAAGATATTAAAAAAGAATTGGAGGAGATAAAAAATGATAGAGAGAATGGCAGGGGAAAACACAACACTAGAAACAAGAGTAGAAGCTGAAGAAACAATAGATAAAAAGATTAGATATAACCAGATATTAGAAATACTTGATGGAAAAGAAATGACTGCAAAAGAAATAGCTAATGAAATGTGGAAAAGAGGAATGATACCAAACAACGAGAGGAACTTTACTGCACCAAGACTTACTGAACTATCAATTAAAGGTATTGTAGAGCCAATAGGTAAAAAGAAATGCTTCTGGACTAATAAGAATGTATCAGTTTATAGGAGATGTAACTATTGAACTTAACAGTAGATATAATCAAAGATTACATAAAAAAAGAATATGATTTAGATTTTAAAATTGAAACTTATGGAAGCCATAGACAATTAGTTTATAAGCATAAGAAAAAAGAATATGAGTTTTACTGCAATTATGCTTACCAGGAAAAAGAAGATGCAGAAGTTTGGAGCATATATGATGACTTTATGGATTATGAAAAATGGCATGGCTATGGTGGAGCAAGAACTGATAATGGATTCGATACAGTTGATGAAATTATGAAAGAGTGGGGATTTGAAAAGAATAATCAATTAAAACTCTTTTAGGAGGTTATATGTTTGATGATGATATTGATTTTTATTTAACTGATTTAAAAAGTAGATTCGATAAGATTAAACCTAACACATATTACCTATCATATTCTGGAGGGAAAGATAGTCATTTCTTATATTGGTTTATTAAAGAATATCTTAAAAGAGATGACATAAAAATTGTAGGAATAAATACATATATGGAACATCACGAGATAAGAGATAGAATCCTTAAAAATTGTGATATAGTTCTTATTCCTAAAATGAAACCATTTGAAATAAAAGAAAAATATGGAAGTCCTTGCTTTAGTAAAATCCAAGATGAATACATAATGAGATACCAAAATGGATGCAGGACACCAAGTTTAATGATGCATATAAATGGTTATGCATTTAAAGGTAACGATCAAAAGATATATACCACATTATTTAAGCTAAATGCTAAAGCAAAGAATTTACTCTTGCAGAACAAATTACACAAGATTAGTCCTAAATGCTGCTATTACTTAAAAAAGAAAACTGCACATGACTTTGAAAAGCAATCTGGATTAAAGGCAATATTAGGAGTTAGAGGTAAAGAAGGAGCATTAAGGAAAACACAGTATAAGAGCTGCTTCACTAAAGATAAAAAGTTTACTCCAATACACGATCTAAACAATGAACTATTAGATGCAATATATAAGAAATACAACATAGAAATTCCTAAAGTATATCAATATGTAGAAAGAACTGGATGTATGGGATGTCCTTATGGAAGTTATAGAGGAGATACTAAAAAGGAATTAGATTTATTGAATGATAGGCAAAGAAGATTTGTTATCGAATACTTTAAAGAAAGTTATCAAGTATTAGGAATAGATACATCTAAACAATTAAATATTTATGATTATTTGGAAGGAGGAATGATAGATGACATTAACTGATTCATTACAAAGAGTTAAAGAGCTATTAGAAAGAATTGACAATAAAGCTGCTGAAAACGATTTTGAAGAAGCAGAAATAACATTAGATGTAGATGACTATATAGCTATTACAAACATATATACTGAACTGAAAAAAATCCAGGAAACAATATTGAAGTTAGGATGGGAGAAGATAGGAAGTGGAAATTAGAGAAATAGAAATAGACAATAATCATATTACTGGCATTACTCATATAACTTGTATGATTGGTGATTCTTGGTATCATTGGCAACTCTACACAGATGATTATTTCAATTATTTACAAATTGGAAGAATGGAATGTGTAAGGAATAGTTTTGAAAGACACAAACTAAAAAGAGTGTTAGATAAGATAAGGAAATATCATTATGGGAACTAGAAGAATAAAGACATTTGGAGGACAACAAGCAACATTACCTATTAAAAGTGAAAAACAAGTTCAAGCAGTTATGACTTACTTGATCCATAACAAAGAACATGCAAAGACACCTATCAAGTATTATCAAGCATATAGAAACTACATATTATTCCTGGTAGGATTCAATACTGCATTTAGAGCTGAAGATTTACTCCAGTTAAGAGTTAAGGATGTAGAAAAAGGATTTGTATCTATAAAAGAGAATAAAACAGGTAAAGCACAAAACTTTAGAATGAATAAATCATTACACGATGAAATATTAAAGTACATCGAAGAATTTAAGCTGAAACCTAATGATTATCTATTTATGGGGCAAAAGAAGAAAGATACATACAAAGGAAAGACATTTAATGTTATCTATCCTATTACAAGACAAAATGCAAGGAACATTTGTGTAGATGTAGCTAATGCAGTAGGAATTGATTTCAAGTTTGGATTACATAGTTTAAGAAAAACATTTGGATATATGTATATCAAAAATGGTGGAAACATAATGACACTTATGAAGATGTACAATCACTTTTCACCAGCAATAACCTTGCTATATGTAATGTGGGGAACTGAAGATGCAGAAGCTGATAGAGTAGCAACATTTATAGGTAAAAAATCGTGAATTATCGAGAATAAACAAAGTAGGCAAGTTTTTTAAAACTGAATAATAAAAATATATATATGAAATAAAGGGAATAACCAAATTGAGAGTAAATATAAAAACTTGTTACTCTCATATAGTTATGACAAGTAAATAAAAGGAGGTAAAAATGACAGAAGGAGTAATAATTACATTAATAATTTGTGCAACATTGGTTTTGCTATACATAATCTCATTATTTAAAAAAGATAAGTAGGAGGTAATCAATGGAAGAGGTAAAAGTTATAGTAAGTATAGATACATATAATGAATTGAAAGAAGTTAAAAATAAATTGGATGTAGCAAATAGCTTAATCCTAAATATTTATAAAAATTACAGTGTACCATTTAACTACCAATTATTGGAAGCATATATAGAGCAAAACAATTTACTACCAAAGGAATAGGTAATGGATGAAGAGAAAGAATATCTTGAACATAAAGGACTTATATATTTAGCAATAAAGAAGGAAAAGATATATTGGAAAACTGAAGATGAGTTCCAAGACTTTGTAGATGGTGGTACTGATGGACTACTTCAAGGAATAAGAACTTATGATCCTAGTTTAGGTATTAAGAAATCTACATATTATTACAGGAATATAAAATTTGGTTTAGGTAAAGTCATATCCTATAAGAATAGAACGAAAAGAAAAATGGAAACTGTATCTTTAAATAAGTTAATTGATACAGTAGATGATACTGAACTAATAGATATGATTCCAGGTAGTGAAAATGTAGAAGCTGAAGTAGAAAAAAAGATAATGACTGAAAAACTAATAGAAATGATTGATAGACTTCCTATTCCAAGAGATAGATGGGTAATTAAGCATATGTATGGATTAGATGGTTATGAAATGCTAAATGCAAGTGAACTAGCTAGAAAATGGGGAGTAAACAAAAACATGATTATTAGTAGAAAAAATAGAGCAATAAGAATACTTTATTACAGGATAAGAAAAGAGGGTTTATGAAAATAGAATATAGTGAAAATAATACACATGTCGAAGATAGTTATAAATATACTGATTATAACTTAAATGTAGGTTACATAATTAGAGAAAGAACTTTAAGGAAGTTAAAAGTAACTAGATCATTTGAAAGTTATGTTAGGGAATGGAGAGGACATAATAGATTGTATTATCTTCACTTATTTCGAAGTCATACGAAAGATGTTGACCTGGATGAAGATATGTCAATGTTCTGGGAATTAATTTGGTTAATAATAGGAGGAGAATATGGAAAGAAATAATAATAATAAAAGTAGTGGTGGAGTTGGATTCGTAGGATTACTACAATTAGCATTTATAATTTTAAAATTATGTGGAGTTATTAAATGGAGTTGGTTATGGGTATTATCACCTATGTGGATTTCAGCAATATTAATTCTTTTAATTTTATTAATTATATTTTTGAGGTAACATGCTAGAGTTAATACTTAAATTATTAGCAAATGATACATTCTGGTTAGGATTTGCTATTGGCTTTGTAGTAAGTATGGTAATAGGATTTATAATCGAATGTATGTGTATAGCAGCAGGTAGAAGTGATATAGAAACATGGATGGAGGAAGATAAAGATGAATAAAGATATATTGAAACAATGGGAAAAAAACAAAAATAAATTACAAAAATATTTTGAAACAACTAACCAAGAAGCATATACATCATATGGGAAAATACTTAAAGCAATAATTAAATATGTATTAAATGAAACTGATGATTATTGGAATACTTATGATACTAAAATTAAAGTTATAGATGATGGAGAATATCAAGGAACTCAAATATTTATAATACATAGAAATGTTTATCAACCATCATTAAGCGATTATTTATATACTTATGTATATTATGGATCTTGTAGTGGATGTGATACATTACAATCAATAGAATATAGTGCTGATAATTATGGTGAAGGATTACCTACTAAAAAACAAGTTAAGGATTATATGTTATTAGCATTACATTTAGTTCAAAACTTAAAAACATTAAAAGAACAAGAGGAGAATGAATAAATGGAATTATTTGTTCATATTATGTTTTATATATTTGCAATTTTAGGATTAATAGCATTTATAGAACTTTTAATATTTTTTAGTTTAATATTATATGATGATATAAAAGAGTTAAAGGAAAATAAAAAAAGGAGGAGTTAATGGACTTAATAGAAGCTAATGTTAAATTAAAAAAACTAGAAAATGAAGAAGAATATTGGTTAAACGAAAAGGAATTAGCTATGTCAAAGGTACTTCCTAAAGGAATATCGATAGAAGCTGATAAAATACCATCAACAAAAAGAGTAGATAAAAACCTAGAGTATGTTATAGAACTAGATGATAAGAAAATTGATGAAACATTAGATTATATTCATAGAAAAAAACGAAACCTAATGGATTACATAGAAAAAGAACTTAAAATAATAGGACAATATTCAATCCTAGAAAAAAGAATATACGAATTAAGAAATGATCCAGAATATATAAAAACACATAACAATAACAAAATGCCATTTAATAAAATAGGTAAAATAGTAGGTTATAGTGAATCACAATGCAATAGAATATATAGAAAACTAATCAATAAAAGAACTGATAATTAAAATGCAAGATAATGCAAGATAAGAAATCATATAATGGTAGTGTGAAAGATTTTGATTAATCGTTCACCTCCTTCAAGCATGTTCGTATGTTAGAAGTTCTTTTAAAAGGCAGTAGAAATACTGTCTTTTATTGTTGAGGTGAGTGAATGGATTATAACTATTGTATGAAACAATTTAGTTGTAATGTATGTAAGAAAAATCTTTACTGTGGGAAGGAGAAAAGAATGAGAAAAATCATACGAATAGGAAGTAAGGACTTTGAAATGCAATCAAGTGCTTATACTCAATTTAAGTATAAGGATGAAACAGGAAGGAGTTTAGTTAAAGACTTAATAACATTAGCTGATAAATATAAAGATTTAGCTAATAAGGACTTTGGAAATAGTGAACTCCAAGACATTATAAATCAATGGGATGATTTAGATGAGTTTTTAATGATGTCATTAAAAATAGCATTTATTATGACTCACGAAGCAGATTCAAATCAAGCAAGTAATTTTGAAACTTTTTTAAAACAAGTTGATGGTTATATGGATAACATAAATTGGTTTGGTGAAGTAGTTGAATTAGCACTATCTCCCTTATCAGGGCAAGTACAAACATTTATCCACAAACAACAGTAATGAAGAAGTGGATGAATTTACAACACTTGCATTAGGAAAAAGATTAGGTATTTCTATTGAAGATATGAAACAAATGAGTTTTGTATCTTTTGTAAATATACTTATTAGTGCAGTTGATGATAATTCAAATGGCACTAGAAAAGCTACTAAAGAAGATATAGAAAGATTTGTAGGAAGAAAATGAGATTTAGTGTAATAATACCAAGTTGTAATAATGGGGAATGGATAGGCAAGACTTTAGATAGTATTTATAGCCAAACTTTCAAAGATTATGAAGTTATTGTAGTTGATGATATGTCAACTGATAATTCAGTAGAAATAATTAAGTCAAAATTAAGAGATATAGACACATTATTGATTAACCAGTCAAAAAGATTAAATGGTGGCACTAGAAATGTTGGAATAACAAGTGCAAAGGGAGAATACCTAATATTCATAGATAGTGATGACTGGTTTATTGACAACACAGTATTTGAAGATATAGATAAAAAGCTAAATGGTGAAGATGTGATGTTTTTAGGTTACATAACTCACCAAAAAACAAGTGATATTTTAGTAAATCCAATAATAACTGATTTGGAGCAATCTAAAATGTCATTTACTTGTGCAATATGGACTAAAGTTGTAAAAAATGATCTTATGAAAAAAGTGCTATTTCCAGAAGGTACACTTTTTGAAGATAGGATTCAGCATTATCAACTTTTAGATCAAGTTAAAACATTTACTAATCTAGGAAGAGCAGCATTAGTGTGGAATAGAGAAAACACTAATTGCATATCAATAAGCAAAGAACATATATGGTACACATATAGATTTAACTATTGTGGAGAATTATATAGGTATATTAAGACACTTCCAGAAGGTAAATTTAGAGATTATGTTAAAGAAGAATTAAATGGCTATATGGAATCAATAAATAAAGCAGTTGATGAATTATGATAGAACATGCAAATCTAATATATATGCCAAATCTCAATATAATAGGTGGAACTGAACAATTTGTATATGAACTAGCTAAAAAATATTATATGTATGATATAGCAGTCATATATAAGCAAGGGCACGAAAACCAAATAAAGAGATTAAAGCAATATGTAAGAGTAATAAAATACGATAAGCAAAAGTTCAAATGCAAGAAGTTATTTTGTAATTATGCTACTGATATATGCAAGGATGTAGAAGCTGAAGAATATATCCAGGTAATACATGCTATGTATAAAACAAATAGATTGAAACCTATAAACGAGCCAAAAATAAATAAATATTTAGCAGTTAGTAATACTGCAAAAAAGGAATATGAAGAAATAACTGATGTTAAGTGTGAAGTATTTAGGAATCCATTAACATTTAGTGATGAAGATAAACAAAAACCTATTCTATTAATAAGTGCTACAAGACTTACTAAAGAAAAAGGTAAAGATAGAATGATAAAACTAGCTGAATTGTTAGATAGAGCAGGTATTAAATGGTTATGGTTAATATTTACTAATGATACAAGTGTAATAAATCATCCAAATATAGCATATATGAAACCTAGACTAGATATAAGACCATACTTGCAATTAGCTACATATGGAGTGCAGTTAAGTGATTGTGAAGGTGATTGCTATTTTACTAGAGAATGTGAAGCATTAGGAATACCTTTATTAGTAACACCTATTCCTAGCTTTGAAGAGCAAGGATTAATAGATGGTAAGAACTGCTACTACATACCATTTGATATGAACATAAAGAACATAGAGAGATTCAATGATGTACCTAGATATGAAGGATATATAGGACAGGATCATTGGGAAGATATACTAGACCATACTAGAACTAATTATAAGGAGGAAATTGATATGAAGTTCAAAGTTAGAGCATTAAGTACATATAAGGAACTAGGATGTACTGATAACGAACTAGGTAGAATACCAACACCTGGAGAGATATTCGAAGTAAGTGGAGAAAGATTAGAAATACTAACTGATCCATCAAAGAATAGTCATAATAGAGTATTCGTAGAAAAGGTAGAAGCTGATAAGAAAGAAGTATCTGCACCAGTAGAAGAGAAAGCAGTAGCTCCTAAAGAAAAAGAAGTTAAAGCTATCATACCTAAAAAGAAAAAGAAATAATGAGAAATACTAATCCAGAATTTTATTATAGTGCTGCTTGGAAACGAGCAAGGAAAGAAGTATGGTATAAACAACATTGTATTTGTAATAGATGTGGTAAACCTGTCTATGTAGATGGAATAAGTGAATGGTTACCTAAAGACAAAAGAGTTAAAGGTATAGTTCACCATAAGGAATATTTAAACAATAACAATGTAATGGATGATAACATAGCACTCAATATAGATAATCTGGAAGGTATATGTGAGAGTTGTCATAACAAAGAACATAAGTCAACTGAAGTATTAAGAAAAGGTTATGACTTTGATGAAGATGGCAACCTAATTAAAGGTTAAGTCCCCCCTGGTATGACCTTTATTTTAGTGCTTGGGGGCAA